ATAGGCATATTATAGATGGTATCCCAATCATAGCCACCATTCCCGTGAAATACTATTTCATGAATTTGAGAAAATAGGTAAAGTCTATATTCTTGCGTCAGGCCAAAAAAAGCTAATCCCCATAGGGATAGTTAAGCCCTCCTCTAAGCCATTTGGACCTTCAAAATCAAACTTCATATCAATATCGGGTTGGATTGACTTAATATATTCTCGAAGTGATCTAGTATCTTTAGCTAAAAAATAATTATCAACGAATTCTCTGATTGTTTTTGTTGTGCTGTCTCCATTAACTGATGTAATCATATATTTAAACCTAGTAGATGATTCTGGTGAAGCGTTTTTATTAATTTTCTTTAACCCCTGAAGTTCTTGATTGATTTTATTTTCATCACTATGAGTTAATAACTTAAAGGTAATTTTAGTACCTGAAGCCGGTAATTCATATTCGAATTCGTTTTTACCAGGAGTAAATAAGCTTTCGTCAATGGGTTTAGGTTCTAATGTACTTAAATCTACAGTTACATTTTCTCCTTTGTAAGTAAATTCGTAATCTTTTCCATATCCTAAAACACGGGCTGCTATTAGTAATGCATTTTTATCACCAACTATAATATCTCCATAATTAATCTTTGATACTATGAGGGATTCAATCAATTTATCCAAAACAGTACCGTTTTGAATATAACTTTGGTTCGTTAAAATATCTTCATGAGCAGCAGTCATATATTTCATTTCAATTTTTCCACTTGAAAGTGGATTTGTTGATGGATAGACTAAACCTTTAGAAGGTAATTCAACTATTTCAGTTGGGAATGGGGATTTGTTTGTAACTTCGTTTGACATAGATTTTATTTTATTATAAATATATACAGATATTACTTTTGATAAAAAATCCTCCTACTTTTTTAAGATAGGAGGACAATAATTGTCGATTTGTATATAAGTATATCTTAGTAGTTGAGAACTGCGTAATCCATTGCGACTTCCAGTGTTAAGTTTTGTGCTGCAGATTCATTATCCCAGCTATACTCACCAAAGTTGGCATTTACAATTAAAGCACCTTTAATAATCCATTCACTTACGATATCACCTACTGGGCCTAATACGTTCATAGTTAAATCTTTCTTATAAAAGTCAGAATAACCATCTCTACCAGTTACTGATTCGTGATGTAAACGTACCCACTCCATTACTGCTTGAGCTCCGGAAGGTGTGATTGGGTCAAAAAGAGTCATTGTAATGTTACTCCATTTTGATTTTCCTTTTACTTTACGTAAAATGTTAATGTGGTTCAATACTACTTCGTCTTGAGTTAAAGTAATTGCGCTTATTCCTTTAATAGTATATGATGGAATACCATCAACATACATAATAAATCTATTTTGTTGTTTCGGCTCAAATGCCGTAAAAAATATTTCGTTGGGGTTTAATACTGCCATGGGTTTTTATTTGTTTATTATAAATATAATCAATTTCTATTTTTATTAACTAAATGCTACACCAGTTGGCATAATGTTAAAGTTCAAATATATAAATTCAGCTGTTCTAGTAGGTTGAATATAAATCGCTCCGACTAACTGATTTCTGTCAATAACATCAGCAGTATTATTACTCTCATCCATTACTACTTTAAATGCATATAAACCTTGTCTTTGTTGTACTGACTGTAAATATGGATTTACTTGAGCTAGGAATTGGTTTCTTGTTGCTAATGTATTTTGTTCGAATACTAAAGCGTTTGCAGTTTGACCAATGTATGATTTAAGAGAAATTAATAATCTTCTAACGTTTACTCTATCTAAAGCAGATGCTTGAGTTTGTAATGTTTTCTGACCGTATGCTACTACTCCTTGTCCTGGGAAAGTTGCTATTGGATTTACTTTACCTTGATATAATGTATCTCTATCTGATTGAGTTAGTTTTTGTTCTGCTCTAATTACGCTTGTCAATCCTCCTCTGTTAATACCTGCAGGTGCAAACCAAGGCTCTGCTACTTTATCGTTATATGCAAACACACCAGCCATTAAAGTTGAAGCTGGAACCCAAACATTTCTACCTGAATCTGGATCTTGAGTTTGGACCCAAGGCCAATATGAAGCTGCGTATGAATTATTTCTTGAAGCTGCTTGTCCAGTAACTGCTGTTGTGGTTGAATTGTAAGGTACTAAATCTAAAACATATAAGTTATCACCTCTATTTGCTGTGTTACTAATAATTGAAGTACATTGTGTAGTATGAAGAGAATCACATAAACCTGGAGTTAACAATAAATTAAATTTATAATCATCTGTATTAGATAATAGATTAATCATATTAGTATAATCAGTTCCAACTAAACCTTGAGTTTGTGCCGCTATAGTATCATAATATTTTGCAAATGCACCCGGGGTTATACCAAATAATGCTCCTACTCCTCCACTAAATGAACCACTAGCTACTAATGGAATGGAACCTGTAAATGCAGCTTTTGGAACACCTGAGTTATCGAAATAATTTGGGGTTGTTAAAAGAACTGATTTTACTCTTACATATCTTGATGCATTTGGATATGAACCAGTTAATTCAATTTGATTTTTAGTTGAATTATATGCATATGTGTAATCACCAATTACGCTTGAAACGTAATTTGGAGAAAATGGATCTAATGATAAATTGGTCCATGTTTCTAAAATTGTTGGAGTTAATGTATTGTCATTTCCTCTTCTAACTAATAAGTTAAATGTACCTGAACTTGTATTGGAGTTTACGATTTCCCATCTAACGTTATCCGCAGATCCACTAGCAAGAGCACCTGCTGTGTCCATACTACTTGAGGAATTCATAATAACACCTTTGGATAGTGCTTCAAGAACAAATACTTCTCTGTTTTCAAGAATACTTTTAATAGCACTATTACCTGCTGAAGCAGTTGCTGTAGTTGCAAATGTCCAAGCACTACTTGCACTTGCTACTCTTGCTACTAATAATGATTCACCACCATTGTTAAAGTAATTGTAAGCTGCAATCGATGTAAAATAAGTATAAACATCACTACCACTTACAAATGTAGTACCAAATTTATTTTGGTAATCACTGTATGATGTTACTACTGTAGGGATTTCTAAAGGACCTTTTACTGCTGGACCTATAATAGCGGCACCTACAGTAACTGGTTGTTGACGTACTTGTGATGTATCATTCTCAATGGAGATTACACCGGGAGAAATTAGGGTTGTTGCCATGTTTTATATTATGTTTTGATATAAATATGACACATTTTTGTCAAAGTTAAATACTACTAACAAATTCTCCCTTTTCTATATCTATAGTTCCACTCCCATATTTTTCTTGCAGTTCTTGGCCAACTTTTACCTCTCTTTTTTTAAGAGATGATAATTTTTCTTTTAAGTCTTGCTTAATCATTTCATATTCTTGGATAAGAATTTCAATTTCACCAAACTGATCCGTTATTTCTGATCTTTCTTGTCTAATGGTTTTAATTGTTTGTACTTCTTCGGGTGTTAATTGTTTAGTTTCCATAACTATTATTTATTTAAATTTTATTTACTACTTCGGTTGTGAATACTAATTTTGATTTATTAGTAAACTTTTTTATTGCGTTAATATCTTTCTGAGGGACATCCGGAACTATATGTCCATTTAATTTAATACTAAATGTGGTTTTTACTACTCTTTCTTTATCATCTGATAATTCATGTATTCTATCAAATGAATCTATCCTTGCTTGAAATTTAAATTTTTCAGGATCTCCCCAATATGAATCAGAAGCGTATTCTACTGCTTCTATAATTTTATTTAATTGTTCTACATAATAAGTCATTATAGCACATGAATAAGTTACTGTTAAGTAATCAGGTACAACTGTAGCATAAAATGTTTGTTCAGGAACAACATTATTTAAAACTGAAAATTGATCATATGTGTTTTTTTGAGAATACTTTTTAGTAAATACTCCAAAATTGTTAGGCATATTAGCATCCAATTTATTTGCTACCGTTCTATTCTTAGAAATTGAATCTAATTTAAACATTATCATAGGTGCCATTATTCTACCTTGAGCATCTCTATAATATCCGTCTTTTTGAAATGATTTCCACTTTTCAGGAGAACCATAAATTATTGGAACTGCTAGTCTTTCTCCGTTTTGAATTACAAATGGTTGAATGACATTTTTAAAATAATACATTACAGCTTCATCAATATCTTGAATACCAATACTAAATGGTTTTACATCATCTCCATCAAATGAAGTTTGTTGTGCTCTATTAGGGACAACTACATCATTTGGATTTCCCACAGGCTGGAACCCTACTCCTCTTTGTTCAGTAGGAGTCTGTAAAGAAATAGATATTTCCTTTTGTGTTTTAGGTGTTGGGTTATTTTTTCTAGCCATTTTTTATTATAAATATTATAATCGAGTTTTAGAAATCCCGATTCTGTCTGAGGGAACATAGTGACAAGAACATACTACTGAAACATTATATCCAAATTCGGATAATCCGGGATTTAATGGATTATTTTCATAAGGATAGTCAGGATCTTTACCAGCCCAAAACTGTGTAAAAACTGTGTTATCTATTTCAAAATAACTTTCTTGATATAATATAATATCTCCTACTTCAGGATGGACATTCGCTTCTACTAAATCATCTCTTAATAATGCTACTGTAATACTCCAATCAAAATCTACTCCAAAATCATTTGTTGGACTTGTATTGTCTCCAATGTTAATTAATGAATTAAATAATATAGGTCCAGAATAATACTTTCCACCTGCTGATTCTCCATATATATTAGTATTTGTTTTTTCAAGTTCGTACTTATAAAAAGCACACTGTTGATTTACTATATTATGTAATAATTCTTTATTTAAATGTCTTACTAAAGACACGTCTCGACTAGATCCAAATAATGCCATGATTTATTTATTAAGCTATGTAAATTACGAATGGAATCTTATTTAACTCAGTTTGCATAGCATCACTTTCGGCTCCTCTTCTTTCTAAAAGTTTTTGTCTTGATGTATCATCAAAGAATAATCTTAATTTTTCAACTAACGCTATTTTTTCAGATGTTGCTGCTGTTACTAAATCCCCATAATTTAAAGTTAAATTATCATTTGGTATAGGAATATTAGTGTATTTTCCTCTAACATATCCTAATATTTCTTTAACTAATGCTAAAGTATATTCAAATATCCATTGTCTTCCTATTGAGTTTATTGATGTATATGTTGGGTTAGTATAAGGAACGTTTGATACATTACTTACATTACCTCCACTATTTGCATCAATTGAACCTGCTATTCTTTCAGATTTAAGAATATATTCAAACCAAATCATACCATCGTTTCTAGGAATGGGGAATATTCTTAACACATTATTGTGCATTTCAAATGAGAAGTTAGATTTACGGACCATATCGTTCATTTCAATGGCCTGTATTTTTTGTAGGTCATAACTTAAAGGCATTATCAGGAAGTTGATAGCCGGACTGTATCCTCCCCATCCAAATGAGTCCATTAAATTAATCATACCAGTACCTGTACCTGCATATGGGTCAAAGAATCTAACAATTGCTGGGGACTGTTCCCAAAATATTCTTTTAATCTCAATATCGTTATTACTATAACTTTGAGAAATTGCCCATTCATTTAAGTCATAATCTTGAACTCCTGATGATGCTGAGATTGCTGATTTATACCAAGGAACATTACCTCCGGCTCCGGCTTCTGCAGCATACATTTCAGATACTTTAATTAAATTTCCTAAATTTGGAGTTATAATAGCATCGTTAATAGTAGTACTTGTAGATGCTCCTTCTAAAGACAAGTAATTATCTCTAACTCTAAAGGCATATAATTCATTACCATAAGTAGTAACTGCTTCTTCGAATGCAGCATAAAAATTTATGTCTTGTAACTCAATATCTATAATTGGATATCCTAATCTTCTAGCACAAAATAGTGTTACTTTATCAGCATCTACCTGAAATTGATAGTCTAAATCATAAAATCCGAAGGGGGTGTTACCAGGAAAAAATGATGATGAACCAGGATATATTGGAATGTTCATGGATTTATATGTTTGTTATAAATATTATAGAGATAAACTGTCTAATTTCTTTTTTAATTCTATTAATTGTTCTATAGTTAAGCTATTAATATCAATTGAAGTGGTGGGTTCAGGAATATCTTCAGTTATGGTTTCGCTTAAGGTTATGTATTGTTCTCTACCATTGTTATCTAATATAGGTTGACCATATTCGTCTTCTACTCTTTGTATTACTCTATTTATTGCCATTATTATTTATTTTATACTACTGAACCTGTTATTTTTAATATTGGGAACCCCTTCATGTTAGTAGTTGATAATAATGCTATAGATGAAGTGTTTGCTGGGTTAGGTAATGCTGCTCCACCATCTGCAGTAACAGATAGTCCAATATAAGAGGCTACGGTAGTAGTAGATGGGATAATACCAAAATAATCACTCCATGCCGTAGCATTAGATGGGCCAAGTGCTTGAGTTGTGCTTCCTGAAGGAGATATTGCTAACCAATATATTTCTCCTTTTTTTAAAGTTGGTCTATTAATATCAGATATTGCTATTTGTACAAATGCCTGGGATGTTGATATTTGACTTATTAATCCATAATCTGCTAATAATGTTCCAGGGAGTGCAGTAGATCCTTGTGCTAATAGTACTGATGCTTCTGTGCTATTATATATTCCCAATCTATATGAACCTGTATTAGCAGCTAATGTACCTCTTACAAGTGCGCCTATAGAAGATATTAATGTATCTCTTGATAATTGTATAGGATAATACCTTATATTTGCGGAAGTATCTGTAGTAGAGGATCCTGCTAAACTAATTATTGGAGTAGTTAATTTTGCAGGGATTATGTAGTTATTGGGCCACCCAGCTGATAGAGGTTTTCCTTCAAATTGAACTGATTGAGCTAAAGAAGCGGTTACAGCATAAGAAGCACTCACTACACTTCCTAATAGTGTTTGAGCAGTTAAAGCGTATGATGATGTAGTTGCAAAGCTTGAACTTAGTACATAAGAAGCGCTTACTGCATTTAAAACATAAGATGCACTTTGTGCATTTTGGACGTATGATGCTGTTGTTGCAGTACCTTGTAGCGATCCAGAAAAGGATGTTGCGTTTAAGCTTCCAGTAATTGCATATGAACCTGTTAATTGTTTTGAGTTAACCCAAACACTACCACTTCTAATAAGTAAGTCTCCAGATGATAGAGATCCAGTATTTATTGCAACATTGTGTAATTCATCTAACTCATACCCATTATCTACCTTAACAAAAATCTTACCTTGATTAATGTGAGCATATTCAACATACCCAACAATAACCATATGTTGGGGTGCTTGTGGTTTTATATTTGTAAGATGTCCTGGTGTGGTTGGGGACAGATATAATAGATCGCCATCTACCCATGTCTCTCCTTGCAGTGTGCCCGTTGTGTTTATATTTCGTACTTGACCTGAAAGGGTTATAAATCCTTCTTGATTGTTATCTATATTTTCAGTGACAACTCCTAAGGTAGTTGCTGAGTTGGCATCATTATTAGCTTGTGCTAACACTACTGCTAATCGCTGACCTTGAGCTCCTCCTTCAGCAACCGATCTAACGCGAACAACATAGTAATCAGCTTCCAATAGATTGGCTCCTGTTTTATTTACAACTCTAGCTACTTCTTCTTGTCCAATTTGTAGTGTAACATTACCTCCTTTTAATCCTATATCTAAAGTTCCATCAGTATCATTCCATTTTAACCTACCAACTGCTCCTGCGTTTGATGCGGTTGTATCAAAATCAACATAGTCTACACCTGATATAAAGGATGAACCAGACATTAAGATTGATCCAGTTATTATTTGATTACCTATAAATGTATTTGAGCCTGTAGTTGCAAATATAGTACTATCTTTTCCGTCTAGTAAATCTGCATTTAATGCATAAGAAGAGGTTGATGAGTAAGAAGCACTTACTACACTTCCTAATAATGTTTGGGCAGTTAAAGCGTATGATGATGTAGTTGCAAATGAACTGCTTATTGCTTGCAATACATAAGATGCACTTTGTGCATTTTGGACGTATGAAGCAGTTTGAGCATTTAATACGTAAGAAGCAGTAGTTGAAAAGGATGAACTTACGGCATTCAGTACATAGGATGATGTTGTAGCATAAGATGATGTTCCTTGTAATGATCCGGTTATACCATTATTTACGATTAATTTATTATCAATTGTTACTCCTGAGCTTGATATTATTAATGTTGGGTTTCCATAATTAGCATTTGTGTAAATGTAAAGTGGTTTATTAATCTCTGTGCCTATGCTTGCTTCACCAGTATTATCTACAAAACCAGCTAATACTGATTGAGTTGGATTATAAGTATCGTTGTATATTCCAAAAGCCCAGGGTTCAGCGTTAGCTCCATGTACTTGTAATATGGTGTTTATTCCTGATCCTGATATTATTTGGTTTCCTTTAAAGTTATTTGATCCGGTTGTTGCAAATGAACCTGTATCAATAGAAGAACCACCACCACCATTTAAAGCAAATGATGCTGTTATCGCATAGCTAGAAGTTCCAAGTAATGAACCTGTAAATCCTTGTGTTGATGTTACACTACCACTAAAAATAGCAGGTCCTATATTTGTAAAAGTAGAAGACCCGGAAACTGTAAATGAACCTGTAATTTGAATACTACTTGTTGTATTCCAAATATTTCCTCCAACATATGTAAATGGAGCAGATGAACCTGAAGGGCCTTGCGATCCTGAAGGACCTTGTGAACCTGATGGTCCTTGGGAACCTGAAAGACCTTGTGATCCTGAAGGACCTTGTGAACCGGAAGGCCCCTGTGAACCGGAAGGACCTTGCGATCCTGAAGGTCCAGTGTTTCCTGTTGAACCTAATGGACCAGTTAATATCTGAACGACGCTAGTAATAGGTTGCTCAACACTAACCGTTTTACAGCAATCATTATCTATTATCTTGATAGTATTATTAGTGTTTACTATCTTAACAGTATTATTATTCGGAATAATATTTATTGGTTTTGCACAATCTGCCATTATCTAGTTACTTCTTTTGATAATTTTACTTGTCCTTCTAAAATTCTTGTTACTATACTACCTGATGTAATTTCTAAATCGTATAAAGCAGTATCAAACGTAAGTAACGACGAAGTATCGGCTGATATAAATACCCCAATTGAACCTGAAGCCGTTGGAGTAGAGCCGTTAGATCCACTGAAGTTTAGTCCCGTTCCATCTGCTTGGAGGGAGCTACTTAATGTAAGATATATTGTAGGGGAATTATCGGCATAATTTGATTTAATTTGCATTTTACCACCATATCCTGATAAGTTTATAGCGCTGCCACTTGAGTTTTTGTATTGTAATTCAAAATTTAATGTTGAGCCTTGCTCAATTGTAAAAGAGTACCTACCTGCAGCCATTGTTTATTTATTGGTTCGTTATAAATATTATAAAATTTAATTTCTATATTCATTATACACATCTAATATTTTATCTACTATTGGATGTCTATGATTTTGTTTTAAACTTATGATTTTGATTTGATCTACATTAGTTTCTAGTCTTGTAAAGAAATCAAATCCTGATGATTTTTTATCTTTTAAGTCACATTGAGACATATCACCACAAAATATCATTTTACTATTTAATCCTAATCTTCCTAACATTAACTCTATTTGACCATGAGTTGCGTTTTGTGCTTCATCTATTATAACATAGCAAGATGAGAATGTATTTCCCCTAAGAAAACCGAATGGAGCTATAATTATTTTCCCTTCTGCTACTAAACTTTCTGTTTTCTGTATCCCAATTAGGTCGTGCATTATATTATATATAGGAGCTGTTAAGTATGCTAATTTTTCATCCACACCTCCAGGTAAAAATCCTATATCTTCTCCAGCCGTAATATATGGTCTAGCTATTATTATTTTATCTACTTCTTTTTGAAATAATAAGTCTAGTCCTATTTGAATTGCTGTAAGAGTTTTTCCAGATCCTGCTTTACCTTTAAGTACAGATACTGTATTATCTAGAATGATTTTTTTACCCTCTTTTTGTTCTTCATTTAATGAAATTCCGAATTTAATAGGAGTTTTTGGTTTAGTTTTATTTTTAAAAACTTCTTGTGCTTCTTTGGATTTGTTGTAATCAGACATAAGTATTTTTATTATAAATATATAGATTAATTTTGAGGATAAAAAAAGCCGAGCTTTTGCTCGGCTTAATTTAAAAAGTAAGGTTATTACTATAGAGTATTTAAACCTGAAATTTGGATTTTTGCATAAAATTCTGGACGAACCATTTTTTTAGCATATCTAGTCAATAGACCTTTGTTAGGAGTAAATGTAGTTGGATCGTACACTAACGGAGTCATGATCAATGGAATGTATGGAGCAAAAACGGCACCTGTTTCCAAGAATTGTTGACCTCTGTAACCCATCAATACAGTGTTTTCTGTCATGTATGGATTTTTGTATACTTGATATCTACCATTCAATTGACCCATTTTTTGTACACCAAATGCATAAGTCATTTTTGAAGCTTCACCATCAGAAGTACTTGCAAAACCTGGGATTGATTCCAAGATAGTTGCTACTGTTGGAGAACAAACGATGAAATTTGCACCACCTCTTAATGTTCTTTGGTGAATTGCGTTTGACAATTTTTGGATTTTTGTTCCCAATGTTTGGAACCATTGTCCTTGTGTGTTATAGAAACCTAAAGATGGGTTGTTAGTTACAGTAGTACCACTTACACTTAAACTTTGGTTATTTACTGCTGACCAATATTCAGTACCTGCAGCTGCAGTTTCGATCAACATATCCAAAATTTCTAAGTCAATTTCTAAACTGATATATTCACTCATGATGCTAGTTAATTCTGCTTCAGCATCCAATGCATGGTATGCATTTAAATCTTGAGCAAATTCCGGAGTCCATGCTGCTTTTAATTTTCTTGTTTTAGCAACAATCGCTTCAGATCTCATTTGAACGTTGATTTGAGGAATTGTAATTGAACTGTTATTTGCGTTCAAAGCAGTGTTAGCATCTTCAAAATCACCTCTGTATCTATCAGTTGGTTGTAATGAATATGAACAAGTAAATACAGAAGTTGTTGACCAAGGAACCAATAATGAACCAGTAATAACAAAAGTTACAGTACTATTTGCTGTACTAAAATTAGTAAATGCTGGTAAGTTATCTGTTACTGTAATTGCACCTGTTCCAGAACCTGAAGTAAGTGTGAATGATCTAGCTGCTAAGAAATCAGCTACTGATCCTATACCTACAGTTACAGTTTTCCAAGAACCTGCTGCTGCTGAAGCTGAATAATCACTATCTAAACCGAAAGTAGCCCAAGTAGCTGAACCAGTAGTTGTAACTTGGAATGATGAAGTGTTGTTAATTGAGTAACCAAATCTACCAGCGCCATATAAACCACCAGCATTTGTGTTACCGAAGTTAGAACCAGTATCACCATACATTGATTTACCTGCTGTAAATGGATTTTTAGATGTACCATATTGGAAATCTAAGAAAAACACTAGACCTGAAGGTAAGTTCATTGGTTGAACACTAACGAATTCTTTTGATGCAATTTGACCGAAGATCTTACGAACTAACGGAAGGGCTACACCTGCCCATTGTTCACCAACACCTGCTGTAAAAGTAGCTGTTGAAGAAGTACCACCTCCTGTTTGAGAGGCTTCAATTACCAATTGTTTTGCTTGGTTTTCAAGGATCATAGACATATTGTTTTTCTCGGTTTCATTTTTGATACCTTCTAACAATCCTGTTCTACCCCATTTGTTTGCTAATCTAGCCGCGTCACCTTGTAGTGATTTATACGGGTTAGCTGATTCGAGTAAGTTTTGAATGTTTGCCATTTTTTCTGTTGTTTTTGTTTTTGTTTGTTTGTTTGTTTTAAATAATACCTGCTAATTTTTGGAACCTTGCTATCATATCATTAGATTCAATAATAGGTTGTTTTGTTTGAGGAACAGTTATTGACTTGGAAGCTCTACCTAAATTTTCTTGAATGTTTCTTGTTGGTGTTTTTAAGTTACTTAACAATGATTCATATACAAGTTTAGCTTCTTTTGTTGTTGTTGCTCTATCAAAAGCACCTAATACATTAATCTTTTGAGATTCAGTTAAGCTCTTACCTCTGAAGATTTTGTTAGTGTAAAGTAGTTTTGCGTTTAGTAAGTTAACTTCGTTAATGTCTTTTTTCATTGATCTAATAACGCTGTATGCTTCTTCTAATTCTTTGCTTGATTTTAATTTTGCAGCTTTTGATGCTTTACTTTCTTTTAGGTCTTTACACAGTTCATTTTTTGGAAATCTGTTGCACACCAAAGATAAAATTTCTTCATCCGTTAATTTAAGAGCGTCCTCAGTTGATATTGGATGCTCGAATTGACCATATTCTTTAAGATCATCACCTTCCATTTCGTTTAAGAACTCATCAATACTTTCACCTTCTTCTTCTTCTTCTTCTTCGGATTCTTCTTCGTGACCAGCTTCAATTTCTCCAGCTTCAACCATGTCTTTAATTACGCTTTCAATGAAATCTTTTAAATCTCCTTCAGACATGTCTTCAATACTCATTTCTTCCTCAGTTTCTTCTTCGGCTTCCATTAAAGCATCATCTGACATTCCTCCAGAAGCTATATTACCGTGAGCTTCAAAACGTTTAGGATTATTAACTTCTTCTTCCATTTCGTCTTTTTCTAATTCAGACATGAGTTCTTCTAGATTAATTTCGTCTTCGTCTTCATCTAAATAGAATTCTTTAACAACCTTTTCATTTTCTCCACCTCTTTTTTTGGCTTCGTTTTGCTCTATGTTTTCGTCATTGTAATCCATATCTTCATCCATATCTTCCTCTTCCATCTCGTTGATTTTAGCGGAGAACATAGATTTTAAATGTGGAGTAAATGCTTCTTCAAGAGCCATTTTTGCGTTTGCAATTGCTGTGTCTTTTACTGCTTTAGCGTCAGCGATCGCTTCTTTTAATAAATCTCTGTTTGTTGACATTTTCCTTAAATTTGTTTTGGAAATACAATTATTAGTAATTGTAATTGGGGTTATGATTGTTTGGTACTATATAGTAGAATGAAAATAGTACATTATAGCTATACGTATGCCACATTTTTATCAAAGTCGCATTTTACAAAAAGAAATGTCTCCTTTTTAGGGGAGACATCAGTTCTAAAATATTATTTTATGATAGATTTTAAATTATTGGGCAAGTGCCGTGAGCGCATAATATTTCAAAAAGAATAGAATTTACTTTAGAATACTTATTTGTTTTAGTTGATTGTAAACCTTCGTTCATCATTCCATTTATTGGGTGCATCCAGCTACCTGGATTAGAAGGAGTAGATACAAAATCCCAACACGTTAATGTAAAATCATCTTGTACTTCCATTAAGTCACCTTCTTGTTTTAAACTACCCATACCTCTTGAAGATACTCCTACTGAGATATTACTTTCTATAAGTGCTTTAAGGATATTACCTGATGGGGTAGGTAGAATTTCGATTTTACCTATAATATTATCTCCGTCCCACCAAATATCTTTGATAGCATGGGATACGTTTTTTAGATTGATAACTTCAGTACTAGGATGGTCTAATTCTCCAGTTGCACGATTTTCCTTAATGCTCTGCATGTATGTTTCTAATTCCCTTTCCCATAATTCTCTCTTGTAGTATCTTCCGTTTCCGTTTTTTACTTCCACTGTAGCTAAAATGCCTTCTACTAATGGGTTTCCTGAAGATCCTTTAGTTCCTTCAACAAGCTGCATTGGATTAACTTGGAATGGTCTAGTTTCTATTAGAAGTTGTTTATTCATTTTATTTAATTTTCTTAAGTCTTCTAAGAATAGATTCTACTATTTTATCAACTACTGATTCTTTTAATTGTCTGTCTTTTGGAGCCATTGAATTGTAGATTTTTTTACCTTCATCTCCCATTTTACTTACTAAATCCATAATTTCCTTTTCGGATCTTTTACCGGGTGCGTATTTTTTACTGTCGTCACTCATTTCAAAATACCAATCATGTTTTGATAATAGATTTTTCAATGAATCTTTATTTGCTGATTCTTTTAATTGTCTGTCTTTTGGGGCCATTGAGTTGTAAATTTCTTTACCTTTAGCTCCCATTCTATTTACTAAATCCATAACTTTCTTTTCAGATGCTTGACCGTCTTTGTATTTATTATTATCGTCACTCATTTCAAAATACCAGTCATGTCTTGATATTAAGTCTTTTAATATATCTTCGTTAGATTCTTGATTTTCTTCTAACTTTCTACTACTTATAATTTTATCAACAGCATTCTTAGTTCCTCCAAAACCTTTTACACCTTTACCACTTAATATGTATCTTAATTCTTCATCGGATATTTCAGGATCATTAATTTGCTTATTATATCTCATTCGTAAAATGTTTTCAGATCTACCATCTGTCTCTTTATTCAACTCTTCAGGTGATCGTTCTAAAGGTGTTATGTCAGGATTTGATAAAGGTCTTGATAATATATCTCTATCATAAATACCTTCTTTTAATTCCATTTTAATTGTTTTTGGTTTACCTGGAGTGGTCATTTTTTGTACACCTTTAGAAGATTGAGCTTTCATATCCATTTCTTTTACTTTCTTAGGCATACCCGTTTTGTATTCACTTTTACCTGAATCTTTAACGTTTGATTTTGGAGCTGTTTGTTTATTATCTAAATCACCATACCCACTAGACTTATATTTACCTTTTGCTTCTTTAGGCTTACCTAAACCTGGAGCATCTTCAGTATATCCCACTCCTTCTGTTCCAAATTGGCCGTTTTTAATGTAGTATAACGGGTCTTTAGATATGTTTTTAGTGACGATGTCCATTAATTGATCCTTCGTTTTATCTGCGTTTTTAGGCGCTTTTAATTCGGTATAAAATCCATTAAGTACTTCTTGACCACTTAAGTTATCGATATTTTTACGATTTTTGTTATCAAAACTATGAGCATCAGTATCTTCTACATATTTGGATACTTTTTTAGTATCAGCTTTAACTTTTTCTTCTTCCATTTCAGATAAGAAATTTTTAAATGCTATTTCATAGTCTTGTTTTGGAGATGGTTCCCAATCGTTAATGGGTCGTAATCCAACAAAATTCTCGTTAATTACCCCTCTATTTTTAAGGATTTTTTCGGTTTGTTCAAAATCAGAAAAATTAGTTATCATATCCGGATAAAGCGATTTTGCTTCCTTTAAAAATATATGTTTACTTCCTTTTCCTTCTTTAATAAGATTATATTGTGTTTGTAAAGTTTTCATTGTTTATTTAAAATTATGAATATAAAAATACGGGAGCACTATTTGCTGCTAAACTACAAGAAGTTATGACCATTGGGAATGTAGTTCCAGGAGCCATTGTAAACGATACACCTGTTGCTTCTGTAATTGTATTGTTAGTAAAAGAAGAACCATATTTAATACCTGAAATAATTGAGCCTGTTATTCCGGTTCCTGATCCTATTCCTAAACATATCATTCCTGAAAATGCTCCAGTAATTGATTGACTGGCTGTTAAAAATGTTCCTCCTAAATTTACTGGGATATTTACCATGTTGTTTTTATTTTTTTAATATTTTTGTTATATCTAATAAGTAATCTTTTATTAAATCCGTACCATATACTACATCATAGGACTCAGGATTATTATTATAGTATTCTATTGTTTTTTGCCTAGCTTCTTTTAAAAGAGGTTGTATTTGTCCTATTAAATCTATAACTTCATCAAATCCATTTAACCGGGTTTGTTGATATTGTTTAGGAGTTTGTGGTGTTTCTTCTTTTAATTTATATCTATACATATTATTATTTGTATGTTTTTCCCCATAAATCTTTATAATCTACAGCTTTAGAAGCATCAGCTTGTTTTTTACGATTAACTACTTTGTAACCGAACGCCTTTACATAATAATTATCTTCTACTCCATGTTCTGTTGCTTTTGGACCAGGTCCTAAATTTCCAGTTCCATATGTAGATTTATTGGTTTCAGTTACTTGATTTGGTGCTAATTTATATCCTAATTTATAGTAATAATTACTAGCTGTACCTTTAGCTTTTTTATTTGAATTAAAGGCAAATGGTGTAGCATATTGTTCTCCAGTACCTGTAGTCATTCCAGCACTACTAGCTGTTCCACCACCTGTTGTAGATTCTTCTTTTAATTTTTTAAGATATTCTTGACATATCTTTTTGATTTTGACTTTTAAATTATCCATTAGTATGTTTTAATTCTTCTAAAAGCTCAAAATATTGAAGTAAATCAACCAAATTGTTTGTTTTAACTTTTTGATTTTTGTCAATCTCAGTCAATAGTTTACCTACTTCCTCTAGTTTAATTTTAACAACAACATCTTCTGTTTTGGTGATTTGAGTTTTTATTTCTGATTTGATTTCGTTTATCTTATCATTGTAAAATCTCATTAGTTTTGGGGCTGAGTCTATTGAATTAATAAATTCTTTTAATACTGTTTTTTGGTTTTCATTTAAATGAGCGTGTTTAGTATTAAATTTATCAAGTAAAATCTTATAAGTTAAAATACGTAAATCTTTATCATATGTTTGAAATTCCTCAATAATTGTTTGGGTGTGTTCTTTTTCTCTTTTAGGTTTTGTTAAATATTCTAAAAGTGTAGTTTTATTATTTATAGTAATCTGTGGATTTGAATATGTTGGATCACTATGTACTTCAAATAAAACATATATAGATGCTAATTCTTTGTAGTTTGAAACTTTAGTTTTAAAAAATTCGTCTAGGTTATAATGGTCTTTTATTTCCTTGATTAAATTGTATTTTTGTTTTCTTAAAGATGTACGATTTAATTTTTTAGAAGATTCTAATACCGTGTTTATAACCATATTAGCTTTAGCTTCGCTAACAAAGTTATTTTTAAAAATAGACTCATATAACTTGTATTCTTTTCCTAATTCAGTATTAACAAAATGAGATTTAATTATTTTTGATGCAGGCGAATCTTTACCTGATAAAATATCTGAAGTGATTTGTCTTGTTAATAATTCAAATAGTATACCTGTATTTTTTGTCCTATTATGTTTCATCAATGTATTTTTTATAAATATATATAAGTGTTAGTCTCGTAACTGGGAAGCGTCTAGTAATGACTCTTTATTTTTATCTGATTCGAAAATCATTACTTTACGTTCTACTTTCATATTCTCTAATAATTTTTTATTTTGAAAATATGATTTTTTAGATCCTTCTAGCGCTAGAGGTGAACCACCTTTATAATTGGTTTTACCGAATGATGGTTGATCATCTTTTTTCATAGCAGCAACCCCTAATCTATCTCTACCAAAAGCATTACCCTGAGTATTTATATCTGAGGCCTTTTCCTCAGGGCGTCCTAAAGTAGCTTTCTCATTGTACCCAGCAGGAACATCAGATGTATTATCATATCTTCCAGTACCATATAATGTTGCTAAATCGTGAGGTGTACCATATGATTTACCTGTTTCTAATGGATCATTTCCTTCCTCTGATATTTGTTTTAGTCTGAATCTACGTTTTGCGTCTTCCACATTTAAATCTCTCATTTCACCAAATTCACTTTCACTTAAATGGAATACGTTAGTGTAAACCCAATCAGATGGTAAAACATCATTTTCAAAAATAGTTACAGCTAAATCTACTTTTTCTTTTAAAAGAGATAAACGTTCTTGATCGTATATAATTGAAGGAGTAGTAAGAGATAATTTAAAATTAGTTAATTGTTCACCATCATATCCCTGTGTATATAAATGGATTAAAGCAATTTTTTCAAGTTCGGATAATATTATTCTCTGTATTCTATCAATTGTACGAGCAAATCTAATATCTTCAGCTGCTAGTGTGGCTTTTCCAGTTAAATCTTTTTCATAACCCATAAAAGCTTTTGGAACTTTTAAGGCAGCAAACATTTTATCTCTTAAATACTCAACATCCTTAATACCATCATACTCTAAACCTTTTGAAGTATCAATTTTAGTAGTTGCATCATTTCCACGAACTGGAATGTAGAAATCTTCCATCATATTCTGCATGTTGTACTTCAAATTATACTCTCCAGTTTCAGGATCAATATATGGAGTACGTTTCATGGCAGAAATTGTTTTCTGCATAAATGTTTCTACTTCATTAGGTGGAATGCCTCCAATATTAATGTAAAATACCCGTTTTTCCGGCGCTCTAACTATTCTATGGATAAGCATGCTATCTTCCATTAAAGAGTATTGTTTATATAATTTACGCGCTGGTTCAATATATGCTCTTCCGTAAGGTAAATAATTTACATCTGATAACAACCTAAAGTGGGCCATTTCATAATTATCAAAATAAATTCGATTTGAATTAGTAGGTTGATTTGGTAAGTTATAATAACCATAACTGCCTCCAGCAAAACCATCAGGTGAAAATGCATACCTTATAGATGCAGGACTTGCTTTATCATATCCTTCTTGTCTTTCAATATGATATGCAGTGTATGGAATAATATTATATACTCCAAATTTATCAGCTATTTCTAGTTTTAGGAAAAAGTCACCATATTTACACATTTGTCTTACCCATGACCACATATTAAATTCTATATTTAATACATCATAAAATAAGTTATATAATATTTTCTGAACGTCTTCATCACTACTTACAATTTGTAATACTTCTCCTTGTTCATTTTTTAATGTACTTTCATCTGCAATAATATCTAGAGCAGAGGCTATAATAGCATCAGTATCCATAACATCATATTCAGAATACATTTGTGTTCTTAAATATTGATAATTAAGATTGAATTGAGCTCCATATAAAGATGATGGGTTTGTGCTGCTATATATTCGATTAAATCTATCTTGGAGTGAATTAGTTTCAATTTCTCCAGTAGTTTGGATGTGATTAACATCTATTACACGAACGTTATTTCCTCCTTGGTTCCTAATGATTACATCCGAAGAAAATAACCTCTTTAATCTTGTAAATACACTTTTATCTGCCATTTTTGTTTATTTTATCTTGTTAACCATGTTAAATCTTCGCTTTGGCCCTTTATATTCATAGAATATGGATTATCTGTTCCTCTTGCGAAATATGCTCCTTGGTATTGACTTTTCCCGGTTGAAAAATTATTTAATGCAGTTCTAGTTAAATCTAGACCTTGTTGTTTAAATTTAAATGCTGTATCTCTTAAAAACATAGCAATAGAAAATGATGTAATTAAATCATCATTATATCCTTGTTGAGCTTCAGCTCTACCATTTTTCCAAACAAATACTTTCATTTCTTCTAATAATCTTTTAGATTGAATAATTACAGATCTGTCACCAACATATTCTTGAAATTTACCTATTACCATAGGTCTTGTTCTTAAAGACATTGTAAATCCAGCTACTGTTTTACTCGAATCCATAAATTGATCAAAATATGAATCAGCTGTAATTTCCCCATTCTTTGGAGAATAATATAGATTAGCATAGTTTCTTTCTTGAATGGTTTGTAATGTACTCCATCCTATATTTGCATTTTCTACTACTAATAAAGCATTATTATATTCAGTAGCTACTCCTACTAATAAATACCCGAATTCTCTAGTTCCAATTTGCCCTTTATATTCAGCTACTTGTGTATTGGTTTCTACATCAATAACGTGAAATGCTGAGAAATCTTTTCCATCACCTCGAGCTACATCCGCTACTACTAAATACTGACGAGTATAATCTGGAGATTCCCATACCCATAAGTTACGATCAACTCCTCGCCTCTCCAACGGTTCCTTAATATAAGTTTCTTCGTAGTATTTTATATATTCAGGATGTAATACAGTATCTCCTGAATTTGAAAAGTCGCAATCACACTCTTGTGCTGCTAATCTTGGATCTCCTAATAAGTCATTTTGTTTATCTCTCCATGCCTGGTCTCTTTCAGGATGAACATACCATGGAAGTCTGATAGGTAAGAAATCATTTTCAGATGATTCTGCTTTAACCCATGTTTGGTGAAACCAGTTTCCAGTTCCATATGGAGTACTAAGAACAATTGCTCCTCCTCCCGTTGCTAATGTTTGCTGAGCTGATGCCCAAATCTCTCCGATATTCTCAATAAAAGCGGCCTCATCTACTAATAGTAAGGACACAGCTTCTGATCTACCTGCATCGCTCGAGGCAGACGTTGCTTTAATTTGAGAGCCGTTATTTAGTTTGAGAGTTAGTTTATTGTCTTCTAAGGGTTTACCTTTTTCTTTTAACCATGAAGGTAAATTATCGTACATAAATTTTACCTTAGTAACCATATTCTTAGCTGTATCCTGTTTAGTTGCGATACATAAAATATTCTTGTCTTTATGGAATAACATTAACCATAAAGCATACCCACCAGCTAATGTAGATATACCTAACTGACGAGATTTAAGTATTATAGAGTATGGATTTTTTTGGAATAAACCTAATACCTTTTCTTGAAATGGATATAAGTGAAACATAATTCTTCCTCTTTGAGGATGACTAATGTAACAATATTTTTTCATAAAATGGGCAGGATCTTGGAGACACTTTATGTACTCCTGCCTCATTATATCTTTTATTTGATGTTCCAAAACTTATTTTTTTAATTTAATTTTAAAAAGCATTCCTCCTTGTATACTAACGGTTTTAGCGTTGCTATAACCTATACCAAAAGAGTATAAATAGTCTTTTTTACTTTTAAATATGAATGAAGGACCTGCAAAATTTACTATGTTTGTTTTATCAAATCCAAGGGTTGCACCTAAGAAAAACTGATTTTTAGGTAATTCAGTTACTATTATAGTTTCCTTAATAACTGGATATACTATATGAGAGCTAAATTTTCTCGATTCTATTTTATTTTTTGCTATAGTATCATTAATAACAACAAACGACAATGAATCTAATGTAAGTGTATCTTTATATAGTCTACTTGTATAATAATCTTTAATTATCGCTGATGTATCTATATTTAGAGGAATATAAATTGGGATTTCTTTTTCAATAGTAATGTCTTTACCTTTACGATATATGACTGTATTTTTTGAAATGTATGTAGTATCAATCGTATGTTTAAGTACGCTATATTTTTTCCCGTCAATTTTAATAATTTTTTTAGGTATAGGTGGGTGATTACCTCCACATCCTTTAATAAATAAAATTATCAGGATTAGTACTATGATTAATAAAGATTTAAAATCTAATTTTTTTAGAAATACTAAAACATTTTTTAATACACCTAATATTATACTATACATATTTTTCAAGTTGTTCTATTTTTTTCTCTAATTCCTTTTTAGCGGCAGTTTTAACTTTTAATGAACGTAAAATTTCATCTTTATCAGATCCTTCAGCTTCTCTATATTCAGCAGCTAAGTCTTGCATATCTTTAGATAATGTTTTTAATTCTTTTTGAAATTTTAAAAGCCTTGT